CCACTTTTCTTCATAAGTATAATCTTTATACTCGTAGATTTCCGTAGCTCTAAAGTGTATATCCTTTGCTATTGCTTCAAAATGTCTTTTAGTCATTGTCTTATTCTCCCTTTGTTTCTCTTACTTACTTAGACTCTTTTAGATTGGATTAGGTTACAGGTTATTTTTTATTATTTACCCATGTTTCATGGCCAGCTTCATCAATTAGATTTTGGACAAAGTTTGAAGCTTCATCTTCTCCCATTGCTTGGAAGAGTAACCCGATATGAATATCGATAGCTTTACCAATACCCATTACAGAATCTGCTATGGTTGTATCAAGTTCTAATTCTTTGGACTTGCTTTGTAATTTGCTTAGTACTCTGTTTCTTAATTCCATTGTTATTGTTTCCTTTTGCTTGCTTACTACTTAGACTCCATTGGTTACAAAAAGGTTACAAGTTTTTTATATTTATTTAGACACCCCTAGTCCCTCTTAGAAAGATTTAAAACAGGTACATAATTAGACAATCTAGAGCCATAGGAGAACAGAACAATAACAGAGTAAGGCAGGTAGAGAATAAATAAGAATCTATAAGAATCATAGAGCCTATATAATTTTTGGGGGACTTAAATCTACACCCCATAGTTATATAGTATGTAATCCCTTAGAAATAACTGTTAATTTATACCTAGTTATTCACTCTATAAAAGAGGTACAGTAACGGTAGGTATTGTTTATTGGTTAGTACCTGGTTACTGGTCGGATGGTTATAACGAGCCACACTGCTTAAAAAGCTATTGGAGTCTAATTCTTATTGTCCCTAGGTCCTTGAGTATTAGGTTTGTGTTTCTGCTGTATACTTGGTTAAGTATCCCTAACTTTCTGCCCCTCGATGGCAACTTTACTTGTAACAAAGTACTAAATAAAAATATTTGTTATTCAGTATGATAGCAGGTGCAGTACTTATGTGTAGACTTAATAACGAGGGTTGCGTTTTTTCTAGGAGTTTCCTCCTTTCGCCTAGTAATCTCACGTAGCCCTCAGGTTTCTCTTGACTAAATGCACAACGTAGTATAATAATAAATAATACATTCCCTTTGTATTATGTATCTCGATTGATGGTAGGACGTCTTAGACCAGGGATGTTGGAACTCGCAAGAGCAACGGCATCCTCCTACCTAATAAAAATTTTTTTTATTTTATTTATAAACAAAACATGTGTATATTTAGTGTTGTTATTATTCATAGAATAAACTAATTAACACGACCCTGTTCCTGCCCGAATGGGGTTTTGTGTTATACTAGAGAAAAATAATATAGGAGTTTTTATGTACGGAAAAATGAAAAGTAAACCAAAAAAGAATACTAAGAAAAAAAAGAAAAGTAAACTTAAATATTAATGAAGGTATATACAAAAGCAGGTAAAGAGTTTAAAGGCTCTCACCATAAAATGCCTAATGGACAAATCCATTCGGGTAAGAAGCATACTAAAAATAGTAAGCGTTTGTATAAGACAGCAAAAAGATAATGCCACACGGAGGACCAACACCAGATAGAGTCAAATCGACTATGAAACGCCTGGGGTTGCAAGGTGTTAACAAACCTAAAGCATCTACACAAGGTGGACACTCTCATGTCGTTATGTCACATTATGGTAGCGAGTATAAACTAATTAGATTTGGTCAAGCAGGAAAAAAAGGTAGTCCTGATGGCACAAAGCGTAACAAAGCATTTAAAGCAAGACATGCAAAAAATATAAAAAAAGGTCCTAGCTCTGCAGCGTACTGGGCAAATAAGGTAAAGTGGTAATATGAGTTTATATAAAAACATTAACGCAAGAAAAAAAGCAGGAACAAGTAGGTCAAAGAAAAAGTCTACTATCAGTCCTAAAGCCTATGCTAACATGAAGGCAGGGTTTCCTAAAAAGAAAAAAGCACGTAAAAAAAAGTAATTAAAAATGAAAGTTCCTTGTCCCAAGTGTGGAGAGGTTTTATTACCTAAGGACGATATGAAGTGTAAAAACAAAATATGTGACGGTTATGTCAAGTAAACTTTGTTATGCTGCAGGTTGTCATAGACCATTACCTAAAGGACGTTCTAAGTTTTGTAGTGACCGATGTTCAAACCGAATAGCACAACAAAAGAAACGTGCAAAAAAAATAGGTACTACTTGGACACAAGAAGAAGACACATTAGAAATACCTAGCCACAAGAAAAATGTCTCCTCTAGACGTGGTCAAGTGTATGACGATATTAAAGAATCTGGACTAGCACTTGAGATTTTTGATAAGACTAATACTATATCTGGTGTAGCTAAGATACTTGGCACAACTGATGCTGCTGTTTCTATGGCATACCAGGCATACTTAGAAGATATAAGTATTGCTAATCAACAAAAAAATTGGGCAGTACCTCAAGTAGCAGAAATTACTTTACAAGATTTTGATAAATTTAGAGCAAGATATTTTAGAACTGAACAGGGTATTCCATACGAAACACCAGAGTTCCATAAAAAATGGATAGAACAAATTATGCACACAATAGAGACAGGTGCTCAACACATGATATTGTCTCCACCACGACACGGCAAAACAGATTTACTTATACATTTTGTTATATGGCTTATATGCAACAATCCTAATATTAGAATTTTATGGGTTGGTGGTAATGAAGACATTGCTAAAAACGCTATGGGTTCTGTTATTGACCAGTTAGAGTTTAATGAATTGTTAATAGAAGAGATATGTGGACCAGGCATTAAGTTTAAACCTAAAACTAAATCTGCTAAGTCTTGGTCACAAAGTGGTTTTACTGTTGGTACGAGAACGATTACTGGTATCAAGAGTCCGACTATGGTAGGCATTGGACGTGGTGGTAAAATTTTATCACGTGACTGTGACATAATTATTGCAGATGACATTGAAGACCACAGTTCTACAATGCAACCTGCATCAAGAGAGAACACAAGAAACTGGTGGACTACAACACTGTCTAGTCGTAAAGAGGAACATACAGCTATGGTTACTATTGGTTCACGACAACACTATGACGATATATATTCACATCTTTTAGATAACGAATCCTGGACAACACAAGTCGAAGAGGCACATGACACAGCTTGTGTTAAAACAGATTGGGAAGAACAAGACCATAAAGATTGTATGTTGTGGGCAAGTAAACGTACATACAAATGGTTAATGGATAGAAAACGTGCAGCAGAAACTACAGGTGGTAGAGCTATATACGAAATGGTATATCTTAATGTTGCAATGCCAGAAGGTTTAACTTTGTTTAGTCGAGAAGAAATAGAAGCATGTCGTGACCAGAAGAGGGACATAGGGCAGATACCTAGAGGCACACGCCTTATCGCAGGACTTGACCCTGCCTCAACTGGTTATCAAGCTGCATTTTTATGGGCGTATGGTCCTGCTGACGGCATTATGTATATGGTAGATATGCACAACAATCTAGGTGGTGGTATTCCAGAAGCACTAAATGTTATTAAAGACTGGTGGAAAAAATATAATTGTTCTCACTGGGTTATAGAAGAAAACGGATTTCAAAAAGCTATACGACAAGATAAATCTATACGTGATTTTGCTTCACAACATGGTATATTTCTAGAGGGACATGAAACGTACTCTAATAAGTTTGACCCTATTTTTGGTGTTACTGCTATGCGACCTGCGTTTCAAGAAGGTATAATTAATTTACCATACATGGGCTTTGAAGCTCAAGAAAAGGTAAACTTATATACAAGTCAGTTAGTGTATTTTAGTTCTGCTAAAAACAAAAGCAAGACAGTAGGTACAAAGACTGACATTGTTATGGCTAGTTGGTTTCCAATGAGAGCAATTAGACGTATGCAAAAAGAACGATTAGCTGAATTAGAAACAGATTATGAACCTAGTTTTGCTAACTACGAAGCAACAGATTTTGACGAAGGAATATGGGATAGAAAAAGATGGTAAAGTCTAAAGACGAACTTTATGACAGAATAGATTATTTAAGAAACATAAATCAAAACGGCATGATGGATAGAGCCAGAATAAGAGACATCCTTAATGGTGGAGAAGCAGCAGTACGAGCATTACTAGGCGAAAAGTCTAGCTTAGATTTTCATGAGTTACCTGCACCTAATATGTTTTTATCAGCACTAGAACGATTTGCACAAAAACTAGGTAGAAGTCCAGATTTAAAAATAGATATTGTTAATGCTAAAGACTCAGAACGAGCTAAAAAGAAATCAGAAAAACTAGAACGTATTGTAGGTGCATACGATGATATGCAGAAACTACATTTACAACTACCACAAGTAGGTAGATGGTTACCTGGTTATGGTTTTGTTGTATGGGTTATTACTACTAAGTATGACAAAGACAACAATCCATATCCTTGTGCAATGTTACGTGACCCTTTTACTTGTTACCCAGGTCCATTTGGTAATGACCAACAACCAAAAGATTTAGCAATTATAACTAGAGTTCCTTTATCTTCTTTAATAGAACAATACCCAGAACATAAAGCTGCAATTATTGGAGACAATAACGAAGATGCTAATGACATGTCTAGTCTTTACTACAACAGTGGTCAAGCTAGTTGGTCAAATCAAAATGGCGATGGCAAAGTTGTTGTTGAGTATATGGATGATGATGGAACATATATATTTTTACCAGAAGGTAGAAAGATTATAGACTTTATTCCTAACCCACTAACCAGTGGTCCTATGTATGTTATAGCAAAAAGATTTGCCTTTGACCAAATGCAAAGTCAGTTTCAACATGTTATAGGTTTAATGGCTAACATGGCAAAAATAAATATTCTTGGAACCATTGCTATGGAAGATGCAGTGTTTACAGAAACAAATATAGTTGGAGAAATAGAATCAGGTAAATATCGTAAAGGTAGATTTGCTGTTAACTATTTAGCTCCAGGTTCACAAGTTTCTAAACCTGTAAACAATCTCCCATATCAATTATTTCAACAAGTAGATAGATTAGAACGACATCTACGATTAGGTTCTGCGTATCCAGTATCTGATGATG